AAAAGCCGGTGCATTCGCAATTGGGACTAGCTACGGCTTGGTTGGAGCAGTGTGTGGTGCAGCACTTCACCAGTTCGTCGAACCGGCTATCGAACGACTCCGTGACCTCTGGGAACGGTACTTCGAGTGAAAGATGAGAGGATTCGTTGGTTTCAGCAATCCTCTACAACGCTTCCGCGGTGCCATGTGAACTCGATTTTCTGCACTCGGCCCACGCTCGGGTCCTGCATGGCGCAGCCGAAGTCGAAGTAGCCCCGCCACTGCATGCCGAGCGTGTTGAAGTCGGTCTCGCCGCTTTCGATCGTCGGCACCCGCTTGCCGCGGAGGTAGGCGATCTCGATGGCGGCGACGTCGTTGGGATCGGCCAGCAGGTACCACGCGGTCGTGCTGTTGCCGGTGATCGACGTGACGCTCAGGTAGGGCGAGCAGACCGGCCGGAACTTGCCGGCGTGCGGATTGTTGACCGGCTTGGCCTTGTTGTTGGCCGGCACCTGATTGAGCGGCAGTTCCTTGAACAGCTGCTCGGCGGTCACCTTCAGCGACGTGGGGACCAGGATGATCGCCGGTTGGACCAGAATCGGCTTCCCCTGCTTGTCGACCCGGTCCAGAAACATCCGCTCGGCGACCGTCAGGGAGTCGATGTCGAGCGCGGTCTCCGCCCCCTCGAAGTAGTTCTTGTTCCCGACCGAGAAGAAGTTGCCGGGGTTCGCCAGCAGCAGCGTGAACACGACCTCTTCCAGCGCCAGCGCCGACATCCGGCCGATGGCGCGGGGAATCTGCAGGAACGCCCCCAGGTCGTCGTTGATCATCATCTGCCGAGTGAGGGCGATCATCCGCCCCCACGTTTCCAGCTGGTTCGTATACGATTCTTCGTCCAGGCCGGCGTGTTTCAGTTCGCCGTCGGGGCCGACCTTCTGGAAGATGCCGGCCGCCGTCATCCGGTACCGCGTCACCTGCTTGAAGTCGTTGACGTCGGTCGCCCCGCAGATCTCCGTGGCAACGGCGTTCACCGCCTCGTAGGCGGCGAGCATCGTCTTGGTGGCAACGTTCGAGAGGATGCCGGCCAGGGTGATCGTGGAGAACCCGCCGGAGGCCTGGATCAGCCGACCATCCGCCACGAACGCCGCGCGGATGACATCGTTGTCAATCCGACCCGGCCGCACGTGGCTTCCGGCCGCCCGGATGACCTCGTACAGCAGCATGTGCAGACCGGCTCCCGCCAGTTCGCGGGAGGTCGCCTCATTCATCACCCGCTGGTCGTACCAGCGGCCGACCCGCTCCTCGGGGAGGCCGGCGGAGAGGCACAGGGCCGCTTCCAGGCTGGCCGCTTTCCGGCCGCTGCCGTCTTCGCTGTAGACCGGCTGTACCTCCGCCCGCTCGGCGCGGAGCTTTTCGAGTTCGGCACGCTGCATGTCCCATCCTTCCTCGACAGCGCGGGCTTCCAGTTCGGGGAACCGGCCGGCGTACAACTTGGCGATGGCCGCGATCCGCTTGCGCTCCAGCGTCCAGCGCTTGCGCATCTCATCGATCGGATCGAGCGGCGGCTGGGGCGTCGGATTCGTCACGGTCGTCGAGGTGCTGGCCGCAGTAACCGGCGTGTCGTCGGTCGATTCCGGCTCTTCCGTCTCCGTCGTTCCGTCGCCGGCCTTGGCCGTGAACAGCGCCCGCAGGCTCGTCGACTGTTGTTCGTTGAGCGCATTCACGTCGAAGCCTTGCGCGGCGACCCACTGTTCGAATTCCATCGATTGCACCTTGATCTGGTTGGAAGAGCCTTGAGACCCGGCGGCCATCCGGGCGACCGTCTGATCGTCGGCCCCGAGCGCCACGAAACTGACTTCCCGGAGCGTCGACTGCCGGGCCACATAGAGCGGACCGCTGAACTTGCGGCCGTTGACTTCGACCGCTTCCCCCCGGTCGACGAACACCATCCTGTGAGCGCTGGCCCCGATGGAGGCCTGCCAGGGGAACCCGTTGTCCCCCGACTCGCTCACTTCGCGGGCGTGGTCGTTGGAGCCGGAGACGATCCCGCCCAGGCGAATGGACGAACCGTTGATCTCGATCGTCTCGGTGTGCCCGACGATTCGGCCGGCGTCATGGTCCCGCAGGATCGGTCGGCTCTTCGCTGGAATCCGCATCCCGGAAAGGTCGACGACCACCGGGAACGGGAAGTTGGCCAGCAGCAGCTTTCCTCCGGTGTAGGCGGTCATACTGAACCGCCGCAGCTTCCGGGGTTCGCTCGACTCGGGATCGGCAGCTTCCAGCCGGAAGTCGCTCGTCCCGCTGGCTTCGATGATCCGGAAATCCGCCGGCACCTGGAGCGGATCAGGCGGCGCGGTTGTGCTCGTCTGCGGTTTCGGCATCCGACTCCTCGTGTTGCTGGTCTGGGGACTGGCCGGGGAGCGGCAGCCCCAGTTGACTCATCAGGTCCAGTTCCTTCGCCCGCTGCCGCAGTTGCGTCTCCCAATCGAGACCGCGCCGGGCGTATTCGTCGGCGTAGGTCGTCGTATGGTTCGCCAGCCGGAGCGCCTGGGCGCTCGATTCCTTCAAGGGATCGACGTGTTCATGGCCGTCGAAGAACCACGTATGGTCCACGCGGTCGGCCCCTCTTTGGGGAAGAACACCGTCGAGCAGTGCGGCTTCCGCCAGCCAGGCGGCGAGAATGCGATCGAGCACGACCGCTTCCAGATGGGCCTGCTCGACCCGGATCGCCTTGAAGTACATCTGGTGGTCCAGACGCCCCGAGGCGTAGTTGTAGCCCGACGAGTTGCCGGCCGAGATGGCGAACGGCATATTCAGACAGCGAGCGATCTCGTTGAGGATCTCCCGCTTGAACTCGCCATACGTGGTCGTCGGGAACTGCGCCTCCATCTGGTTCATCTTCCACCCGCCGGGCATCGTCATCAGCATGCCCCGCTCGAGCTCGATCAGGTCCATCGGCTCGACCGACTCCGCTTCGCCGTTGGCTGGCGCGTCGGTGTACAGGACGCCTCCCGGCAGCGCCGCGATCTCCGCTGCCGTGATCACGGCTAGCGTGTATCGCCGGAGATGGGCGAACAGTGGCAGCGCCGGCGTAATGTCGGGGATGCCCCGAGCCTGACCCGCGCGGTCCTGCCGGAAGTAGTGAATCACGCTTTCGGCGGGGACGCGGTCATACTGCAGCGAGAGGGTCCCCTGCGTGTCCCCCGGATGCTTTCGCAGAACGTGGTAGGCGATCGGGTTGCCGTGGCGATCGAACTCGACGCCATCCACGGCGTTGGTCAAATCCAACCGCAAGTCGGGCGTGGCAACCTGTTCCGCCTCGACCAGTTTCGAATTGAGTGGAGCCGGCCCGTTTGGTGAGAATCTCGGTCCACTGCGCAACTGTCATGGGAGGTCGCGCGGAACCAGCCCAATACACGTCAGCTTAATCGGCACTCCGGTGCGAACTCCATCGGCGTCCGCAACTAGGCATCGGACCTCGACAACGTGAAGGCCTGGAGCACGAGGCCGACAGGTGATTGAAACCGTTTGAGATGAAGCGGTTGTCTCGTGATAGTCGCGTTCCACGCCACCGGGGATCAGCGTCGTGACATCACAGCGCTCATTGATGTTCGGCTGCTCGATCCCTTCGATCACGAAGTTTCGCTTCAACAGCGATCGGACCTCAACGTTCCGCATGGCATCTCGCCCAACGTCAATCGGACCGAGTGCGATGAACTCCGGAGTCACCTCAATCTCAGATGCCACGTCAATCACCACTGGAATCACAGCCTCTCCCAGCACTCCATCAGGGGAGATCCTGAAGGCAAGACGAACCGCACTTGTGTACCGTCCCATTGCAAGATGAGGCTTGAGATGCACGACGAGCGTGTGCTCAGTCGCGGAGTTTGCGATTGGCCCGACTGAGGCAGCGATGATCGGGTCGTCGCATTTGACCCCAGTTACGACGACCGTTCCCCTCGCTTCGACGGTGATTCGCGCCTCAGGTTCGGCGTCTACGGCACCCACCACATTACTCAGCGTGATTACCGGAGGACTCGCGCGGATCGGTGCAAGGACCGTCCCGCGCAACTTCCACGGCGAGTGCCGCGAGATACGGCCCGCGAGATGGGGGACGAGATTCACTGAGAACTCTCGATCATTGAAACTGCTCGTGACGGTTTGGCTGACGTTGAGCGTCGCGGTCACGGTCGCCGATGAGCGAGGGAGAACAATGAACCGTTCTGGCTGAACTTTCGTACATCCGCACGATATTTCGATGCTTTGCACCTCCACTGGGTGGTCGCTGGGATTCGCTACGTCAAACGTCCACTGAAACCGTTCACGGGCGAAGACAGCACCGAAAGTGAGCGACTTCGGCGCGACAAGCAACTGTGCCTGCTCCACTTGAGAGGGCGCTGAATGACTTGCTCGACTCGCCCAAATCGCAAGAGCGAACAACAATCCGAATGCTCCAATCCAGAGAGCTGCCACAACGCGGAACCCACGGAACCAATCCATTGAAGTAGTTACGTTGTTTACGGTATTGCGGTGATCTATGGAAAGCGATGCGATAAGCCGTCATGACCGGACTTGACTCGGTCATTCATCGAGCCGAATGTCTGGAATCTGGAGTCGGTGCGATCTTTGCGAGACCGCCGCAAGTGAAGAGCGCCTTGGACCAGCTACCCGCTTGCACCACTTCCACGATGCGAGCGGGCCAATCCTCCGCGGTCTGCATCCGACGTCCGAACTCTGGGCCGTTCCGTCGTTCCGTCGGGGTGCAACCGGACTTCCTCGCCCCCGGAACTGTACGGACGTTCCGTATCTTTCGGCCCGACTGCATGAAACTGACTTCCTTACCACGGGATTCCTGATCCGGTCGTGTCGCCGTCGCGCGGAAGGCCGTCCCAAGCGGCCGCCGATTCGACCCTGGCGGGCGACGCTGAACTCACGAAACGTCAGAAGCCACGGGATTTCTAGGGGTAGCGCCCGTCGCGCGGAAGTCCGGTTGCAACCGTTCCGTCGGCCATGGCCTTCGGTTTCCGGCCGTCAACTCATTTCAGGGCCTAGGCGTTTGGAGCGTCAAATGTATCGCAATTACAAACTTCCTTGTCGTCCGAGATGTATTCGCCAGTATCAGGATCCTTGAGGTATGTCGGACGGCAACCGCAGATCCCATCGTCCGACCAGCGGCAGTCAGCGGCGAACTTGTAGATGGTCACGTTCGTGACGGACTTCTCGTCATTGCACCCTGTCGAAGTTCCTGGCTCCGGGGCCATGCAACGTCCGGGAACGGCGTTGTCCCAATAGACGCCGGCGCAGACGCTATTTGGCGCGCGCCGACAATCGCGGGTACCGTCCGGCAGCGTCACGTCATCGCACCGCGGACCTGCTCCCAGGGTCGGCGTTTCGCGGTGCGCTGTGACACACTGAGCGTCCAACACGACGGATTCGTTGCAGTCGGCTGCTTGCGAGGTAGCGCCGAATCCACTGAGCATCCAGGCGGCGCCGAGAAAGGCGAATACAATGCCGGCGAAGCAAGAACAGATGCGAGTCATAAAATGGAACCTCCTTACATGGGGTGGGGGAAATGCATTGCTGAGAGCGCAGTCCGTACGCGACAAGGAGATAACTTATTGAGTGGACGATCTTTTTCCATGTCGCCGCATGAACAATGCGATGATCGCTAGCAGGACCAGTCCATTCACGAGCAACAGCCATTGGAGTGATCCCCGGTCGGGCTCTTCCCAAGGAACGATGACCGCCGGCCGCGGTATCTGCGTGACATCGGGCACGTCCTCCGCGAGCCGTCGGGCACGCCCGTCGCCGGAGACATGATCCACGACAATGTCGCCCGATCTGGCGGAAATAACCGTGGCCGGAATTGCAGGAGTTGAAGATGCATCGACGCTCAGCAGCACCCGCACTCCGAGCGACTCGAGCGATCCTGCTGCGTAGGACGCCATCATCGACACCATGGGGAACCGCAGTCCCTGGCCCACGTCCTGGAAGCGGCGCTGAACGATCTCGCGAGTGACCTGTCCCTGCGGATCCACAGACTGCATCGAGAGAACATCGGCTGTGGTGGGATCGACGATCCATCGAGTTCCCGGTCCCGGTGAGTCTCCGACCAACGATTCTGTGGCGAGCGTCCATCTGTCGGCTGCCGCCTGTTCGATGCTCAGCGTGAGACCGCCTCGCTCGGGATTCGGGAGCCATCGGAAATCAGTGACTGAAGCCAAGGGGAGGTGCATCTGTCCGGGTGCTGCACCGATCGTCACCTGTTGTGGCCCATCGGGATCCGACAGGGGAGCCTTTTGGATGACTCGTTGCCCATCGAAGACCGTCACGCCTCTCCCGGCACCGCCATCGTCGGCGCGAGTCAACCCGCGTGACCACTCGAATCGCTGGCGTGGATAAGACAAGGAGTTTGCTGACATCGGGACTCCAGAGACTCCACACGCAAACTCGCGAATCGATCTATCAGGATCACTGAAATCGATCGCCTCAAACGTCCGCAGGACATCCTCGCGAGTTTGCGGCGGAAACGTATAAGCGCCTTGAAACTCGATGTATTTGATGTCGACGGACTGCAACGCGGCCTGCTGATGGCGCCACTTCTCGAGCAAGCCCGCCACGGCGTCCGCGCTCGATGTTGGAGATTCTTCGCCGCCGGACAACCTGACTGGCACCGCTAAGGCCGCAACGACCGTCAATACGGAAACCGCCTTCCGGGCAAGTTGAGCGCGATCGCGGAATCGGAAACTGGTCATGGTGGATTTCAACGATCGATTCCCGTGATACTTGGAGATACAGCGTACGAGCAATCCAAGCCAACGGCATTGATTATGCACACACACACACACTGTCAAGCGGCCCCTCCCATGTGCATTCGTTCACCTTGGTGCAGCTGGCCGTTGCATCGGTTGGCGATCCCGTCGAGCGCCTGGATCGGCTGGCAGACCTCGGGGTAGTCCGCCAGCAGCAGGTCGTTGGCGTCGAGTTCGGTCTTGATCGACTCGAGCATGTCCATCGCATGCCCTTCGTCCGACCCGATCAGGCAGACGAACTCCCGGTGGCCATTGAGCACCGCCCAGATGCAGGCGCACTCGCAGATGGTCGTCTTGCCGGACCCGCGCGGCATCGCCATCGCGAACAATCCCCCGTGCAGCACCGCCTGTTCGATCTTCCGCAGCACTTTCAAATGGTCCGCCGACCACGCCAGGTGGAACGATTGTGGGAAGTACGCTTCGCAGAAGAACTGGAAG